GACGGCAAAATCGATCCGACCGTCGCTGACATTCAATGGGAAGCGAACACGCGTAAGGCAGTTGGCCGCGGTGGACGTGGTGACACTCATGCCCATGACGGCGCGGCCAACGCGGCGGATGCCGCGACCGATCGTCAGCCGCTGCCTCCTGATGCGTTCACGCCCGGGCGCTATGACTACGAAAGCTCACGCGCCAAGCGCGAGCACCATGAGGCGGTCCTCTCCGAGGCAAAGGCCCTTGAGCGGCTTGGACAGCTTGTTGAGACGGCAAAGGTGCGCGCGGCGATGGCCGATATCGGCCGCGTTGTGTCTGATCACCTTGAGCGCCTTCCTGACCGTGTGAGTGCTCAGATCACGCCCACCATGTCGCCTGCGCACATTCATGCACGCCTGGAGGGTGAATTGGCCAACCTGCGCGCCGACCTGCTCGCGGCGATCGTGGAATTGCCCAGCAAGCTCGGCGTGGGCGCCGGCGCCGAATGAACGCGCTGGACATTCCGGACGGCTACCTGGCCGCGGTGGAGGCATTTGCTGCGGCGATCCGTCCGGCTCCGCGCCTCGACGTCGACGAGTGGGCCGACGCGCATCGCATGCTGCCCAGCAAAGGCGCGGCCGAGCCGGGCCGGTGGCGCACGAGCCGCACACCGTATCTGCGCGCCATCATGCAGGCGCTCAGTCCGCACCATCCCGCGCAGGACATCATCTTCATGGCCAGCGCCCAGGTGGGGAAGACCGAGGCGGGCCTGAATTGGTCTGGCTTTGTCATGGGCACGCAGGCCGCCCCGATGCTTTGCGTGCAGCCCACCGTCGATACTGGCGAGCTGTGGAGCAAGCAGCGCCTGCAAGCCATGATCGACGCTACCCCGGCGCTGCGTGCCCGGGTTATGCCGGCAAGAAGCCGCGACAGCGGCAACACCACACGCCTCAAGGAGTTCCCAGGCGGCATGTTGCGAATCGGTGGTGCGAACTCCAGTGCCGACCTGGCGTCGATGCCCATCCGGTACCTGTTTCTGGACGAGATCGACCGCTACCCGCTCGACCTGGACGACGAAGGCGACCCCGTGTCCATCGCCGAGGCGCGTACCACCACTTTCGTGCGTCGGAAGATCTTCAAGACCAGTACGCCCACCATTGAGAGCCTGAGCCGCATCAACAAGGAATGGCTCGGTTCCAATCAGCAGCACTATCACGTGCCGTGTCCGCACTGTGGTGAGAAGCAGCACCTGCAGTGGGAAAACCTCAAATGGGCGGAGGGAAAGCCCGACGAAGCCCGCTATGCCTGTGAGCACTGCGGGACGCTGATCGAGGAGTCCCACAAGGCGGACATGCTTGCCGCCGGCGAATGGATCGCCGATTTCCCGGATCGCGAAGTGATTGGTTTCCATCTCAACGGGCTTTACACGCCGCCCGGCCTTGGGCTCACGTGGGCCCAGCTTGCCAAAGAGGCCGAGAAGAAGCGCCGCGACCCGCTCCAATGGAAGGTATTTGAGAACGTGCGCCTCGGCCGCACCTCGGCGGACCCGGAAGAGAAGCTCGACTGGGAGGACATCAAGGCCCGAGCAGAACCCTACGGCCTGCGCACACTGCCCCGCGGTTGCCTGGTGCTGACTGCCGGCGTCGATGTGCAGAAAGACCGTCTACCCGTGCAGATTCGCGGGTGGGGCTGGGACAACGGCCTCATCTGCTGGACCATTGATAACGTGGAACTGCCTGGCGATCCGACGCGGCACGCCGTGTGGGACGACCTCGAGGAACTGCTCGCCGAGCCCATCCCGAACAGCTGTGGCATGCCGGTGCGCATCTCGCGCGCCTGCATCGATGCCGGCTACCTGACCGACGATGTTCTCGCGTTCACCCGCAAGAATGAGCGCCGGGGATGGCACGCCATCAAGGGTGTCGGCGGCGCGCGGCAGATCATCAGCCGTCCCAGCAAGGTCGATTTGCGCCGCAACGGCGTCACGCACAAGGGCGGCGCAAACCTCTGGCCCGTCGGGTCGGACGCCGGCAAGGAGTGGCTCAGCGTGCGCCTGCAGTCGGATGGCAAATCCGCGCATCCGTCTGACCGCCTGGAGCACTTTAGCGAGCAGCTTCCCGACGAGTATTACGCGCAGCTCACGGCCGAGATCTACGATCCGAACAAGCGCAAATGGATCAAGCAGCGGGCGCGCAACGAAGTCCTCGACACGGCCGTCTATAACGTGGCCGCCGCCATGCACCCTGCGCTCCGTCTGCATCTCAAGAGCGAGACCTGGTGGCGCGACCTAGCCAACGCGCTTGAGCCGCTGAATGGCGACCTATTTGCAGCTCCCGTTGCTCCTGCATCTTCCCCGCGTGTGCAGACTGATGCAGAAACCTCGGCTGAAAAGTCGGCCGCAAGCATCGTGAAGCGTCTTGCGTGACGCTTATTTAAGTTTTCCATTGTTCAAACTTTCGAGACAATATGTCTATGCTGGGCCGAACGTGACAGCGACACGCCTCCTCCCGTTCCGTTGTTGCGTGGCCCCATGCCTACCGGTCCAGCACCCCTGTCTCCTTTCAGTCCCCACGACTGAGTTTTAAGCCGCCTCGGGCGGCTTTTTCTTTTTCTGATATCTCCCGCCGAGAGAGCAACCCCGCCGCATGCAGGTTAAGCATGCGGCGGATTGCGATCGGGTACGCGCCCCATGACATTCAGCCCATCAAACAGCATTTTTGCCGGCATGAGCACGGCAAATCTGCAGGCCGCTTTGTCGTCGGCGCAAGCCGCGTACATCCAGCTCTCCAGCGGGGCCAAGGTGGTCACGGCGTCTTACACCCAGGGCGACGGAGCCAAAAGTGTCACCTACACCGCCGCGCAACTGCCGCAGCTCACCGCGCTCATCCAGCAGCTGCAGATGCAGCTGGGCATCCTGCCGAACGGCAGTGCGCGCCGTCCCGTGCGCTTCGTCTTCCGCTGAAAATGGACACCCCTGTCAAGATCCTCGGCGCGAACGGGCAGCCGCTGGAATCGGTGCGTTCCAAAGTCGGGATGCTCAGCGGCTCGGAAGGGATACCCTACGATGCGGCCGACATCTTCAACGGCCACATGGAGGCATGGCGCCCCTATCTGTGGAGCCCGGACGCCCAGCTCAACCTGTACCGCGACCGTATCGTCTCGCGGGTGCGCGACCTGGTGCGCAACGACGGATGGGCCGCTGGCAGTGTCACCCGCACCCTCGACAACGCCGTCGGCGCCAATTTCCGGCCGTTGTCCAAGCCCGACTACCGCGCCCTGGCGCAGATGACGGGCAACCGAGCCTTCGACGCCGACTGGGCGGACGCCTTCGGCCGATCGGTTGAGTCTGCCTACCGCCGCTGGGCCAACGACCCGGGCCGCTGGGCAGACGTGCAGCGCAATCTCAACGTGGCACAACTGTTGCGGCTCTCATTTCGCCACAAGCTGGTGGACGGCGATGCGCTGGCCATCATGCGATGGATGCCTGAGCGCGTCGGCTACGGGCGTGCCAGCTACAGCACCGCCATTCAGCTCATCGACCCCGACCGTCTGTCCAACCCCTATCAGTCCTTCGACCAGCTGCACACCCGAGGCGGCGTGGTCATCGACGACTTCGGCGCGGCCACGTCCTACTGGATTCGCAGGGCGCACCAGGGCGATTGGTGGAGCGCCGCGCAGAGCATGACCTGGGAGCAGGTGCCGCGCGAAACCGCATGGGGGCGCCCCATCGTCGTGCACGACTTCGAGCCCGAGAGGGCCGGGCAGCACCGTGGGGGTGCCGGCATCCTGACGCCCATCGTGCAGCGCCTGAAGATGCTGGCGAAGTACGACAGCACCGAGCTGGACGCCGCCATCGTCAACGCCATCTTCGGGGCCTACATCGAAAGCCCGTTCGACCCCGAGCTGGTGCAAAGCGCGCTGGGCGACTCGGCCGAGATCAACCAATATCAAACGCTGCGCTCCGACTTCCACAGCGAGCGCAAGATCATGCTCGGCGAAGCGCGCATGCCCATCCTGTTCCCGGGGGAGCGCATCAACGCCGTCAACGCCACGCGCCCCGCGGCCAATTTCAAGGACTTCGAGTCCGCCGTGCTGCGGAACGTCGCCAGCGGCATGGGTCTCTCCGCGCAGCAGGTCAGCAACGACTGGAGCGACGTTAACTACTCCAGCGCCCGCGGCGCGCTGCTGGAGGCCTGGAAAACCCTTTCGCGCCGCCGCGATGAATTCGCGCACAACTTCGCCCAGCCCATCTTCGCCGCGTGGCTGGAAGAGGCCTTCGAGATCGAGAACTTCCCCCTTCCGCCCGGGGCACCCGATTTTGTGGAAGCCCGCGCCGCGTACTGTCGTGCCCGCTGGATGGGCCCGGGCCGGGGATGGATCGACCCGACCAAGGAAAAGGAGGGCGCGATCCTGGGCATGGACGCCGGCTTGTCCACCCTGGAAAGCGAAGCCGCCGAAAACGCTGGCGAGGACTGGGAAGACCTCCTCGACCAGCGCGAGCGCGAAGTGGCCGCTTTCAAGCGCCGGGGCCTCCAGCCGCCCACCTGGGCCAATCTTGGCGGCATGCCATCCCGGCAAACCGTCTCCGCACCCGAGGATTCCTGATGCTGCCTCACATCGCTCAGCGCATGTTCAACACGCCGCTGCTCATCCATCCCGGCAAGGCACAAGTCATCGCCAACGCGCTGGCCAGCCGCCTGGGCATCGAGCAAGTGCAGGTTCTGCGCGCTGCTGCCGCAGCCGGCGACGGGTACGTATTCGACCAGGCCGCGCCCGATGACGCGGGGTATGACCTGATCGGCCCCGTGGCCGTCATCCCGGTGCAGGGCACACTTGTGCAGCGCGGCGGATGGATGGCGGCCATGAGCGGCATGTGCGGCTACACCGCCATCCGCTCCATGCTCGAAAGCGCCCTGCACGACGACCGCGTGCGCGCCATTGCCTTCGACATCGACAGCGGCGGCGGAGAAGTCGCCGGCTGCTTCGATCTGGTCGACGCCATCTACGAGGCGCGGGGCATCAAGCCCATGTGGGCCATTCTGGACGAATGTGCGTTCAGCGCGGCCTACGCCATCGCCAGCGCGGCCGACACCATCACCATTCCGCGCACCGGCGCCGCCGGGTCCATCGGCGTCATCACCCTCCACACCGATATGTCCCGCGCCATCGACGCGGCGGGCCTGACGGTCACCATCATCACGCACGGCAGCCGCAAGGCCGAAGGGTCCGAGCTCTTTCCGCTCGACCCGGAAGTGCGCGCGCGCGTTCAGGCCGATATCGACAAATTGGGCGAACTGTTCATCGCAACGGTCGCCCGCAACCGAGCACTTCCCGCGGACGCGATCCGCGAGATGCAGGCCGGCACCTTCGCGGGCGACGAAGCCGTCGCCGCAGGTCTGGCCGATTTTGTGGCAGCTCCCGACATTGCCGTCGAGGCGCTGCTGGATTCCCTTCCAACCGGAGTATCAACATGAGCCTTGCCGATCTGCTGGCACGCGGCCGCTTTGCGCACCTGCGCGGCACGGCCCGTGCCGAAGAACCAAAAGACACCACCGACGACCCGATCGAGGAGAAAAACCTCGAAGACGGCAATGAAACCGAGGAAAGCGAGGCCAAAGCGCGCGCGCGCTGGGCCAAGCTGGCCGAGGAAGACCCCGAGCGCGAGCAGGGCGACGACGAATCCGACGAGGACTACGCCGCTCGTATGCGCCGCATGGACGCCAAGGAAGACGATGCCTCCGACCTCGACGGCGTCGACGACGAGGACAAGGCCAAGAAGGCCGCGCGCCGCGCCGGCCGCAATGCTGCTCTGCGCCGCGCCGCCGCCATCTTCGCGTCGCCGGCCGCCGCCAAGGCGCCCGACATGGCCGCCGAGCTTGCCTTCGGCAGCGATCTGAGCGCCCGCAAGGCTGTTTCCATGCTGGAGAAGGCCGCCGCGCGCATCCCCGTGCGGCAAACGCTGGCTCAGCGCATGGAGCAAGTCAGCGTGCCCAATCCTGGCACCGCAGGCGGCGCGCAAATCGATCCGCGCAGCCCGCAGGCCATGGCCGCCGCCGCCATCGCCGCCGCGCGCAAAGCCCGCGGCGAAAAGTAATTCCATCTTTCCCGGAGAACCATCATGGCCTTGACTGTCAACAACGTCGGCGACAACCCGATGACCCCCGGCATTGCTGCCGAAACCTATCTGCCGGATCAGCTCATTGCGGGCCGATTCCCGTTGGTGACCGCCAACATCACCCTCGCGTCGGGAACGTTGCAGCGCGGCGCCGTGCTTGGCATGGTCACCGCGACCGGCAACTACATCGAGAGCGTGGCGACCGCCTCGGACGGCAGCCAAAACCCGGTTGGCGTGCTGGCGGACTATGCCGACGCCTCGGGCGGCGCTGTCGTCGCACCGATGTACCTGACCGGCGAGTTCAACCAGGACAAGCTGATTTTCGACGCCAGCTGGACGATCGCCACGCTGCAGCCCAAGCTGCGGCCGCTGTCGATTTTCCTGAAATCCTTCGTCAGCGCCGCCGATCCCACCTGATCCGTTCGCTCATCCCTGATTCCGCAAAGCCGCCCACGGGCGGCTTTTTGTTACCCGGAGAACGCAATGACCACCCCGAATCCGTTCATCTACGACACCAACATGCTCATCCAGGTGGTGCCGAACCTCAAGCGCGCGCAGAAATTCCTGCTCGACACCTTTTTCCCCAACATCGTCACCGCCGACACCGAATACGTCTCCATCGACGTGGATGTCGGCAAGCGCCGCATGTCGCCCTTCGTGTCCCCGCTGGTCGAGGGCAAGCTGGTCGAACAGCGCCGCTACCAGACCAACACCTTCAAACCCGCCTACATCAAGGACAAGCGGGCCCCCGACCTGCGCAAACCCGTGCGCCGCATGATCGGTGAGCGCATCGGCGGCGACATGACCGGTGCCGAGCGCATGATGGCCAACCTCGTCTTCGAAATGGAAGACCAGGTCGACATGCTCGACCGGCGTCTGGAATGGATGGCCGCGCAGGCCCTGTCCACCGGCACCGTCACCGTTGCGGGCGAGGGCTACCCCACCACCCTGATCGACTTCGGCCGCGACGCCACGCTGAGCGTGGCGTTGACCGGCGCCGCGCAGTGGGGCCAGACCGGCGTGATCCCTTCCGCGCTCATTGAGCAATGGGGCCACCAGATGCTCAAGAAGAGCGGGGGCGTGGCCACCGACATCGTGTTCACCACCACGCCCTGGAGCCTGTTCATCCAAGACCCTGTGGTCAAGGCAACCATCTGGTATCCGGGCAACGGTGGTCAGGGCAACACCATCAACGTGGGCGCCCAGATCCAGCGCGGCGCCCAATACAAGGGCCGCTGGGGCCAGTACAACCTGTGGGTCTACAACGACTGGTATGTCGACGACAACAACGTCGAACAGCCCATGCTGGCGGATGGCACCGTTGTCATGAGCGGCGCCGATCTGATGGGCACGCGCGCCTTTGGCCAGATCACCGATCCGACCTTCAACTACGCGGCGCTCCCCTACGCCCCGAAGACCTGGATCGAGCAGGACCCGGCGCAGCAGTTCCTGCTGATGCAGTCCGCGCCGATCGTCATCCCGTCCCGTGTCAATGCCAGCTTCGCCGCCACCGTGTGCGCGGCTGTCGTGAGCTGATAGGAGCATCAGACCATGGCTACCACACCCACAACCTCCGATGTCGTCGTGCAACGCGGCACCGTGCATGACGGCAAGTCGGTCTACACGGTGGGCGATGCGGTGACGCTGCCTGCGCCTGAGGCCAAGCGCCTCATCGCGCTCGGCGTGGTCGAACTGCCCACCGTCAAGGCCAAGGACGCCCCCGCGAAAGAGGGCGCCCAGATCAAGACGCAGGACGGCCCGTCCATGACAGCTTCCGAGTCCTGATCCCATGATCGACTGGGACAACCTGGTGATCGGTCCCTGCGTCGCCGAGGTATTCGGCGAGGCAGTGACCTACACCTACGCAAACGGATTCCCGGTGCCGATCACCGGGGTCTACGACGATCAGTACCAGGGCCTGGAACCGGCTGACGGCCAAACCGTCACCACGGCCATGCCGGTGCTGGGCGTGCAGCTGTCCCAGTTTCCGGCTCCTCCGCAACAGGGCGACGGCGTGTTCATCCAGCGCACAGGCGAGCGGTATGTCGTTCGCGAAGTGCGGCCGGATGGACATGGCGCGGCCAAACTGATGCTGAACCAGGCATGACCCCGTACATAGCAGACCAGCCGATGCTCGCGCGTCGACAGGTACGTCTCGCCGCCGTCGCTGCGCTGCAGGCTATTTCCGGCCTCAACGTGCAAAGTCCGGGCGATTGGGCTACGCCGCCGGAAAAGTTGCCCGCGGCCCTCGTGCGCGTGACCGCTGACCGCAAGGAAAACGTCACCAAGCATGTTCCGGAGTTCACCACCACGGTCACCCTGGAGGTGCAGATCCGGCTGCAGGCGCTCACGGAGGCAGCAGCGCAGGATGCGCTGGAGTCTCTCGGCTACCAGGCCGAGCAGGCACTGTTCACCAACTACGCCCTGGTGGCCATGTGTCAGCAGCTCGGCAGCACGGTGGACACCGATGTGGAGATCACCGCCGAAGGAGCGCAGCACATCGCCGCGCAAACCATGCGCATTGAGTGTGAGGTGTTCGAAGCCTTCGACGCCACCGTCACGCCGCCCGCAGCTTCAACCTGGCCGGTGCAGGCCGTGCCCACGGTTCCGCTCGACAGCGTGGGCATCCATCTCGACATGGCCGCCCCGTTCGATCCCAACGGCACCTACACCCCAAGCACCGACGCCCCGGCCTACACGCCCACGACGCCGCCACGCACCAGCGGCCCGGACGGCCGCGATGAGGCTTCCCTCGATATCAACCTTCCGCAGTGAGCCCTTTCATGTTCCTCAGACCCGCCCCCAATCTGCGCATCGTCGATCCGGTGCTGCGCGACTTTCTTCCCGCAGCCGGACGCGAGGTGACGCCCAGCCCCTACTGGAACCGCCTGCTGCGCAATGGCGACGTGACCGTGGTGCTCGCCGCGACAGCGCCGCAAACGTCCGAACCCAAGCCTTCCCGAAAACCCGCTGACCAATAAAGGGCCGCACCATGAGCATCCCGTTCCATAACATCCCGTCGAACCTCCGTGTGCCGCTGTTCTACGGCGAGGTCGACAACTCGCAGGCCAACAGCGCGCAACAGACCCAGCGCGCGCTGATCATCGGCCAGATTACCGCCTCTGGCGCGGCCGTTCCCAACGAGCCCATCATCAGCCAGGGCGCGGCGGATGCCATCGCTCAGGGTGGAGCTGGCTCCATGCTGGCGTTGATGACGGCCGCTTACCGCGCCGCCGACGACTTCGGCGAGGTCTGGTATCTCCCGCTGGCCGACGATCCCACGGCCACGGCGGCGACAGGCACCATCACCATCTCCAATGCGCCCACGGCCACCGGCACCGTATATCTCTATATCGCGGGTGTGCGCGTCACGCTGCCGGTCACCAGCACGCAGACCACGGCACAAATCGCCGCGGCGCTGGCCGCGCAGATCAACGCCACGCCGAACCTCCCGGTTTCTGCGAGCGCGACGACCAACGTCGTCACCCTTACGGCCCTCAATAAGGGCCTCGCGGGCAACGATATCGACGTGCGCCTGAACTACCTGGGCCAGCGCGGCGGCGAATCCACGCCCGCCGGCCTGGTGCTGGCGATCGTCGCCATGGCAGGCGGCGCGGTGAACCCCACGCTCAACACGGCCCTGGCCAACTTGTCGAGCAAGTCGTTCGACTTCATCGTCTGCCCCTACACCGACGCCGCCAGCCTGGCGGCCATCGCCACCCTCCTGAACGACCAGACCGGCCGCTGGAGCTGGGACGAGCAACTCTACGGCCACTGCTTCGCAGCCTATCGCGGCACGCTGGGCAACCAGACCACCTTCGGCTCCGGACTGAACAACCAGCACACCACGGTGCTGGGCTTCAACAACTCACCCACCCCGAACTGGCTTGTGGCCGCCGACCTGGCCGGCACCTGCGCGGTGAGCCTGCGCGCCGACCCGGCCACGCCGCTGCAGACGCTGGCGCTCTCCACCATGCTTGCGCCGCCGCTGTCCAGCCGCTTCGCGCTGAGCGACCAGAACACGCTGCTGTTCACCGGAATCTCGACCTTCACCGTCGACGACGCCGGCGTCTGCAGCCTGCAGAAGGTCATCACCACCTACCAGAAGAACGCCTTCGGGCAGGCCGACGACAGCTACCTGGGCGTCGAAACCATGTTCACCCTTGCGGCGGTGCTGCGCGACATGGCCGGCGTGATCACCAGCAAGTTTGCCCGCATGAAGCTGGCTGCCAACGGCACCCGCTTCGCGGCCGGCTCCAACATCGTGACGCCCAACATTGCCCGCGCCGCGCTGATCGCCGAATACCAGCACCTCGAGGAGGACCTCGGTTGGGTGCAGAACTCCAAGGCCTTCGCCGCGAGCCTGATCGTGCAGCAGAACACGCAGAACCCCAACCGGCTGGACGTGCTCTGGCCCGGCACGCTGATCAATCAGCTCAACATCTTCGCGGTGCTCGCCCAGTTCCGCCTGCAGTGAGTCTGCGCTGACCTATTTCAAACCGCCAGAGGGCGGTTTTTTCATTTCTGGAGCACCAAATGGCTGACAACCCAAACCGCCTTGCTGGCATCGCCACCGTCACGGTGGACGGTCAGAATTACATGCTGTCGGGCGACCTGACGTATCAGGTTTCCACCGTCAAACGCGAAACGCTGATCGGCCAGGACCGTGTGCATGGCTACAGCGAGACGCCGGTCGCCGGTTTCATTTCTGGCACGTTCCGCGATGCCGGCGACCTGACCGTGGCGGACTTCAACGCCATGAGCAACGCCACCGTGGTAGTGGAGCTGGCCAACGGCAAGACTATCGTTGGCCGCAACATGTGGACCGTTGAAACCCAGGAAGTGAAAACGGCCGAGGGCACCTTCGACGTGCGCTGGGAAGGCTTCTCCGTGCAGGAGGCCTGATGGACATCCCCGACATCGTGAAAGAGCGCGAGCTCATGCTCGATCCGGCCATCCGGCTGGGTGAGCTGGAGTACGACACCATCAAGCTCCGGCAGCCGACCGCCGGCGAGCTGGCCAAGGCCATCAAGGAGCCCACCGAGATCGACATGATGATCACCCTGATCCATCTCGTCGCCAAGGTGCCGCGCAAAGTGGCCGAGCAGATTCCGCAGATGGAGTTCGAGGAGGCCGCCGATTTTTTCGCGCAATTCTCGGCAGCGAAAAAGGCGAAGTCCCCGATCTCGGACACCTCGTTGCCGACCTGACCCTCCATTACCACTGGTCGCCCACCGCCGCGTGGGATCTGCCAATTTCCACCCTGTTGTGGTGGGACCGGCAGGCCCGCAGGCAGGCGGGCGCCCCACCTGATCCTCAGCCTGATCCGTCATGACCACCAAAGCCCAGATTGTCGTCAGCGCCGTCGACAAAGCGTCGGCGACCATGCTGCGCATCCGTGCCGAGATGCGCGCCATGACACAGCCCATGCGCGACGTCAAGGCCAGTTTCGGGCGGTTCACCGAGGCCTCTGGCCTCAAGCAGGTGGGCCGCGACATGCAGAAGATCGCCCGCACGGCCAGGTCGGTGGCCAGCGGCGTGACCAGCATCGTCGCGCCCATGGGCGCGCTCATCGGCGTGGGGACCGTGGCCGGCCTGGGCGAACTGACGCGCCGGTGGGCGTCCCTCGGCTGGAATGTCAGCCGAACCGCGCAGACCATTGGTGTCGCGCCCACCCAGCTCATGGCGCTGCAGGGAGCTGCCAAACTCGCGGGCCTGAGCGCCGACGACATGACCAGCAGCCTCGGCGCCCTTGGCACCACGCTGCAGGACGCCGAGTACGGACGCAATCAGCAGGCCATGTACGCGCTCAACCAGCTCGGCGTGTCGATTCATCGCACCGCCAGCGGCGCGGTCGACACCACGCGCGCCCTGTCGGACCTGTCCGCCGTCATCCAGCGCTACAACGGACAGCCGCAGGTGCAGCAGCGCATCGCCGACCAGTTCGGCCTCGGATCTCTCCTTCCGCTGCTGCGGCAAGGGCCCGCAGCCATCCGGCGCTTCGAAGCCGAGGCTCGGCGCCTGGGCTACACGCTAAACGATGGCGCGCTGCGTCGCAGCGAGCAACTCGGGCAGTCCTTTGCAAAGCTCGAGCTCAGCCTGGATGGTCTGCGCAACAGCATCGCCGATTCGCTGTATCCGGTCATGCAGCCCATGCTGAACAGCTTCGTGCAGTGGATCAGCGCCAACCGCGTGCTCATCGGACAAAAGGTCAGCGACTGGGTCGGCGCCGTCGTGCGCTGGGTCAAATCGGTCAATTGGATGCAGGTGTGGTCGGATATTCGGCAGACGGCCGAGCAGATCCTGGCGATCGTCCGCGGCATCAACAGCGCCGTGCAATCCATTGGGGGCTGGAAGACGACCCTGGAGCTGGCGTTCGGTGCCTGGGCCATCGGCAAGCTCAGCATGTTCACGCTGGCGGTCCTGCGCGTCGCGAGCGCCTTCGGAAAGGTCCGCGCCGCGGCAACGGCCGCGAGCGTTGCCGCAGGGGCCAGCGAAGCCGGCGCGGCCGCATCTGGAGGTCTCCTTGCTGCGGCAGGAGCGGGGGCCGTCGGCGCGGGGCTGATGCTGTATTCCCCCCCTGTTGGCGCCGGCGAACAGTCGGCACTCAACGCGCGGCTCAACTCCCTTCCGGCGCGCCAGCAGCGCGCGCTGTGGCGTCTGCAGCAGATGGGGCTGTCGCCCATCGAAGCGGCTGGCCTGGTGGCGAACTTCACGGCCGAGAGTGGCCTGAACGCTTCATCGGTGGGTGACAAAGGTTCGGCCTATGGCATTGGGCAATGGCACCCGGACCGCCAGGCACAGTTCAAGAAGCTATTTGGCATCCCCATCCAGAAATCCGACCTCGATCAGCAGCTGGCCTTCGCGCGCTGGGAACTGGGAAACACCGAGTCGGGCGCGCAAGCTCGCGCGGCCCGGGCCCGCACCGCTGGAGAGGCCGGATCGATCTATTCCCGGTACTACGAGCGCCCGAAGAATGCCGATCTCGAAGCCAATACCCGGGCCGTCCTGGCCGAGGATATCTACAACCAGAACCGCATGATGTTCACCCACGCCCCGGCGCAGAAAGAGCAGGTCGAGGTGAGCATGAAGAACATGCCCCCCGGCACGCGTGTCGAAGCGCGTGACGACAAGGGCAACAGCGTGCCGGCCCCGGCGCAGAAAGTGCAGGTCGAGGTGAGCATGAAGAACATGCCCCCCGGCACGCGTGTCGAAGCGCGTGACGACAAGGGCAACAGCGTGCCGGCCCGCGTGGCCTACAACATGGTGGGGTTGCAATGGTGACGCCGGTGACGGTGGCCAACGCGGCCAACGGCATCGCCCAGGGTCTGAGCAATACCGTTGCGGGCGTTCAGTCCACGCTGAACCGCCTTGGCGGCGGTTCGTTCTGGGAGCAACTGCGGCCCGCGTCCTATAGGGGCGTCCCCTTCGTGACCGTGGGTGGCAGTTTGAAGGTAGGGCGCCGCAACGCCGTGCACGAATACCCATTGCGCGACGTGGTGTGGGTCGAGGACCTCGGCCGCATGCCGCGGCGTCTGCTGGTGCAGGGCTTTCTGGTCGGTGACGACGTCATCGCCCAACGCGAACGCCTGATCGCAGCCTGCGAAACGCCAGGCGGCGGCCAGCTCGTCCACCCGACGCTCGGACGCCTCACGCTGAGCGTGCTGGATGTCGATATCGCCGAGCGTCGCGAACATGGCCGCGTTTTCGAGGTCGGTTTCACCTTCATCGAGGCCGGCAAGCGCATCTTCCCGCAGGCCCAGACGGACACCAAGGGACTGGTAGCGCTTGCGGCCAATAATGCCGCTCTCGCTTCCTCGGCCGACTTCGTGTCCGCGGCCGTCACGGCACTTCAGTCCGGCGCCGCCGTCGTGCAAAGTGCCGTCGCCACCGCGACGACCTGGACCTCGGCCACGCTGGGCTTCGCCCGCGACGCTGCGAGCCTGATCAACCTCGTCGTGACGTTGCCCGGCAGCTTCGGGCGCCAGGTGCAAACATTAAGCAGCGGCTTCACCGCTTTCCAGCAGTCGGCGACGAACACCGGCGCAACGGTCCAGTCCCTGAAGGGAACGGCCTCGGTGGCCCGATCCACCCTGCAGGGGGCGGCCTCCAGCCTGATTTCCGGGGCTGCAGATCTGTCGAGCGCCACGGCGGCCACTATCCCGCCGCTGGCCACGGCCTATTGCGACGCGGTGCGGCAGACAGCGTCGACGCCGCGCGCCGCGCTTCAGGCGTTGCAAGCCATGGCCAGCCCTGTCAATCTGGCGTCGGCGCCAACCGGCGCTTTAGGGGCGGCGATCGGCAATATGCAAAGTGCGCAGCAGGCCCTGTTCAGCCGCACCGCCGCAATCGCGCTGGCCAATGCGGCCAGCAGTTACGCACCCTTCAGCGCGGACGATGCCTCCGCCGTTCGAGCCCAGGTGACCGCCGTGCTCGATACCACCATCACGGCCGCTGGCGATGCGGGCGACGACCAGAGCTACACCGCTCTCATCGCCCTGCGTGCAGCCGTGGTGCAAAACCTGAACGCGCGCGGCGGCGCATTGCCGGCGGTCATGCCCATCGTCAGTGCCGGACCGGTCCCGGCGCTGACCCTTGCGCAGCGCCTGTATCGGGACGCCTCCCGCGCCGACGAACTGGTGGCCGAAGCTGACCCCCCGCACCCCGCCTTCATGCCGACACGCTTCCTGGGGCTGGCGGCATGAAAGACGATCTGACCCTGCGCATCGGGGGCGCCGACATTCAGGGCTGGCAGCAGATCCGCGTGACGCGCGGCGTCGAGCGCGTACCCTCGGACTTCGAGATCGTCATGACCGAGCGCTTCCCCGGTGAGCTGCATGCCGTGAGCGTGGCGCCGGGCGCCGAGTGCGAGGTGCTTCTCGGCGACGACGTGGTGATCACGGGCTATGTGGACCGGTTCGCGCCCGGCATCAGCGCCTCTGGGCACCAGGTGCGCGTGAGCGGTCGCGGCAAATGCTGCGACCTGGTCGATTGCTCGGCGGAGTGGCCCGGCGGACAGATCAACGGCACCAGCGCGCTCGACATTGCATCGAAGCTCGCCGCGCCCTATGGCATCAGCGTGGCGTTGGCTCCCGGCGTCGATCCCGGGCCCGCGATTCCACAGTTCAACCTCATCCTCGGCGAAACGGCATGGGAGCTGATCGAGCGCGTCTGCCGGTATGCCGCACTGCTCGCCTACGAACTCCCCGACGGCTCCCTACTGCTCAACCAGGTCGGTACCGAAGCGCAGGCAAGCGGCTTCACGCAAGGGCAGAACGTGCAGTCCGCCTCCATCCAGTACGGCATGGACATGCGGTACTCCCGCTATGTGGCGTTCCTCCAGTCCGTCGAGAACCTCAGCGACCAATCGCCCGGAGGCGTCGACGGCAACCAGCTTGCCCTGGTGGACGATGCCACGGTGACCCGGCATCGGCAGATGGACATCATTGCCGAGGCCGGCGCCGGCGGCCAGCTTGTGGCCAAGGCGCGGGCCCACTGGGAACGCGCGCGGCGTTGGGGGCGCAGCTTCGTCTGCCGACTCACGGCCGATTCCTGGCGCGATGCCGACGGCAACCTCTGGCAGCCCAACATGCTCGCCCCGCTGGAGCTGCCGATTCTCAAGACGGCCGGCGCGCAATGGATCATCGGAGAGGTCACCTACAGCCTCGACCAGCAAGGGACGACCGCCGAGCTCACGCTCATGCCGCCCGCGGCATTTGAGCCGCAACCCACGCTGCTGCAGCCGCAGTGGCTGATGGAGGTGACCGGAACGAACCCGTCCCAGCTTGCGCCAGGCGGCTTTCTGAGCATGGACCAGCTTGTCAACCAAGTGGCAGGAGTCTCGCCATGATGGGGCTGCTGCAACGCTTGGCCAACCGCTTGCAGGCGGCAATCGGCATTGGACGACTCACGCTCACCGACGACACCGGCAGCACCGTGCAGAAGCTGCAGGCGCGGTTCGGGCAGCTGGAATTGCGCGACGGCATTCCCCGCCTCGCCGAGTTCGGATTCGCCAGCAACCCGCCGCCGGGAAGCGATTGCGCGGCCGTCTTCGTGAACGGCGATCGGAGCAACGGCGTGGTGATTGCCACGGGCAACCAGCTCTATCGCCTCAAGGGCCTGGCCACCGGCGACGCGGCGCTCTACGACAGCCGAGGCCAGTCGGTCTGGCTGACCGCGAACGGCATCGTGATCAACGGAAACGGCCTTCCGATGACCCTCAACAACGTGCCCACAATCACGATGCCTGACACCACCTTGCTGGAGCTGCCCAATGGGGACGTGACGGCGAGCGGCATCAGCCTCAAGAACCATACACACGGTGGCGTCCAGGTCGGGAGCGGGTCCACGGGGGTACCGCAATGAGCGACATCACCACCGTCTGGTCCGGGCCGCTGAACGGCCGCGGCGACTGGCAATTGGCTGGCGCGGACCTGCTGTCGGGCGACGACCTGCAGACCGCCGTTCTGATCAGCCTGTTCACCGATCGCGTGGCCCAGCCGGACGACGTGATTCCCGATGGGACCACCGACCCGCGTGGCTGGTGGGGCGACGATCCGGAGCGTCCGGTGGGCTCTCGGCTTTGGCTGCTCGGGCGCGCCAAGCAGACCACGGAGACGCTGGCGGCCGCGCAGGACTACATCGTCGAGGCGCTGCAGTGGCTCATCGACGACGGCGTGGCCGCCGCGGTGGACGTGGTAGTGCAGTGGGTGCGTCCGCGCGTGCTGGGTGCGCAGGTCACCGTGCGGCGTGCGGATGGCACCACGCGACCCTTCAATTTCTCCTGGGCCTGGAACCAGAACTGACATGCCTTTCAGCCGTCCGAACCTCTCCGACCTGCGCGCCCTGGTGGCGCAGGATATTGCCGCGCAACTGTCCGGCACCGACCCGCTGCTCCGGTTTTCCAACCTGGGCATCCTGGGCCATGTCTTGGCCGGCCTCAGCCACCTGCACTACGGCTATCTGGACTGGATCGCCCGCCAGGCGGTTCCGTACACGGCGGAAGACGAGTTCCTCGAAGCCTGGGCCGCGTTGCGCAATGTCACACGCGAAGCTGCGGCCCAGGCCAGCGGCACCGTCACGTTTCCGGCAAACTCCGGCGCGGACCTGCCAACCGGCACGCCGCTGACCCGTGGCGACGGTGTGGCCTGCACGGTATCGTCCGGTGCCGTGGCCGGCAGTGGCGGCTCCGTCACAGTGATGGTCACGGTCAATGCCGATCCCGCTGGATTGACCGGGGCGTTCGGAAATTGTGTCGCCGGCACGCAGTTTTCCCTGGTCTCGCCCGTCGCTGGAATTCAATCCACCGGAACGGCCGCAACCGCATTCACCGGAGGCGCCGACCTGGAGTCGGACTCGGGCCTGCGCAGCCGCATGCTGCAAGCCTTCCAGCAAGTGCCGCAAGGGGGCGCCGAGGTGGACTATGTGACCTGGGCACTCGCCGTTCCCGGCGTGACGCGCGTATGGGTTACTCGCAACGGTATGGGTGCCGGCACCGTCGTCGTGCGCTTCATGATGGACGTTTCCGAGGCGGCGCACAACGGCTTCCCGCAAGGCACCGACGGCGTGTCCACCTTCGAAACGCGCGACACCCCCGCGACGGGCGATCAGCTCGCGGTGGCCAATGCGCTTTACACGCTCCAGCCCGTGACCGCGCTGGTCTATGCCGTTGCGCCCAGGCCGGCCACGGTGAACTTCACCATTTCCGGGCTGTCCACGGCGAGCAGTCTGCTGCAAAGCCAGATTGCCGCGGCAATCACCGGCGCATTCCAGCTCTACGGCGCGCCGGGAGGCACGGTGCCGCTCAGCGCCATTGAGTCGGCGATCGCGGCGCTGCCCGGAACCTCGGGATTCGTCATCACTGCACCCGCCGGCAACATCGTCAGCCCGACCGGCGCGCTCCCCGTGCTCGGCACCTTGACCTACAGCTGATCCATGGGCGCGCTGATCTATTCGCAAGCGGACTTCGCCGGCGCGTTGCAGGCGCTGCTTCCCCGCGGCGCGGTATGGCCCCGCGATCCGGATGCCGTGCAGTCGGCTGCGGCAACCGGATTCGGGAACTCCTTTGCGCGCACGAATGGAGCGGCAGTGCAGCTGCTGGCCGACGCCTTTCCAGGCAGCACGGTGCAGCTGCTGCCGGAGTGGGAAAAAACGCTCGGCCTTCCCGATCCGTGTGCTGGCGAACAACCGACCATCCAGGCACGCCGCGCGCAGGTTGTTGCGCGCCTGATCGGCGTGGGGGGGCAGAGCGTGGCGTATTTCACGCGGCTCGCGGCGAGCCTCGGCTACAGCATCACCATCGACCAGTTCGCCCCCTCGCGCTTCGGGCGCACTTTTGGGCGCCCGTTCGGCGGCCAGGACTGGGCGTATGCGTGGCAAGTCAACGTGGCCCAGTACACCGTTCAAAAGTTCCAGTTCGGCACAGACGCTTTCGGCGAGCCCTTCGCCGCATGGGGCAGCACGGTGCTGCAGTGCGAACTGCAGGCCTATGCGCCCGCGCACACCATCATCAACTTCAACTACCTAGGCTGAAAACATGGATCTTCTGATCGCCCCGAACACCGTCCCCGCAGCGCTGGCCGACGCCGCGCCCACGACAGGCACGCCTGGCTACGCCACCGACGGCAACCCCGCTACCAACACACCGGCCACAATCTTCCCGGCCTATGCGTTCAACGCGATTCAGGCGGAATTGCTCGGCATCATTGCGGCGGCTGGCATCACGCCAGATCGGACCAAGACCAATCAGATCACCGCAGCGTTACAGGTCATGTTCCAGGGAGCTCGCGCAGTCACCGCCCCAGACGCGGGGAGCGCCAACGCCTACGCGATGAACCTACAGCCCGCGATCAGCGCCTACACGCCGGGCATGATCGTGTCGATCCAGAACATCAAGGCCACGAACACCGGCGCTTCGACGCTCTCCATCAACGGACTGCCCGCGCTCCCGATCTATGGGCCTGCGGCGACCGCCATGCAGGGCGGCGAACTGGCGGCTGGCTACGGCGCGATCCTGCGCGTGAACGCGGCGGCAACGGCGTTTGAACTGGTGGCGACGACCGGCGGAAGTCTGCCGGTGAAGGCCGCGACGCAAAGCGGCCAAGCGGTGAATTTGGGGCAGTT